CAAACCACCACGTTGACGTGTAATAGTTGTCATTTAAGAATGCGGGTATATGAGGGGGTAAAAGAAAGACGTAATTTATACTCCCTATAGGTCTTGGTTTACGGGGAGCCGAGTGAAAACAAAAGTCACTCCGATCTATTTATAGTAACAAAAATTTACACTTTTGTCAACTGTTTGGTAAATATGGGTCAAGAACATTGAATTGCATCCACCCCAAATGATTAAATCTCTTATACAATCGAGGATGTAACTTTGTAATTGGGTATAATGTTTCAATCAACTCATCACCTTTTTTTATCATCTCTTCTTTTGAAGCACTAGAATCAAAATCACCTGCCTGTGGGTGTAGTTTTCTTCTATATTGTTTTCCTTTTGAACCAAACAATACACCAACAGAACCTGGTATAAAACTCCTTGTGGTTCTTCCATCACGAGGATCCTTACCTAACCAACCATCTTCTATAATATTCAACTTCAGTTTATGATATTGTCTCGCACAATCAAATGATAATTGATCTCTATTAGGTCCTATCAATGAATATTTCCACCACATATCATGAAAATCAAATAAATCTTCAGTTATCACTCTCCAAAAACTACCAAGCACAGGACTACAATAGTCTTTAAAACTATATCCAGTCTCTTTGAGAACCTTTGTTATTTCTACCTGCTGTTCCCATGAATTCATGTTGCCTAAAAAACCTTCCAGTATCTCATCATAATATGTGAATCTCTCGGTGTGTCTCATGATTGTAAAAGGATGTGTGTTTAGAATCCTTTTAGTTTCTTCTGCATATTTCTTTGTCATCACATAACACCCATCTATCCATGCAACTTTTGATCCTACTGGGAATAATTTGTGTGGATTTATCTTTGGGTATGCAGATAGTCTTCTAGGACACTCATGTTCTATTGGTATATCCCTGAACTCCCAAGGTTCTTTATGTTTTATACTACCATCAGTGAAGCAGACATATTTTATATCTGGATCATAATAATGTTCGTTAGGTATCTCATCATATCCATTGGTAATACATGTGTATATTGTTATCATGTTTTTGCCTCCCTAAATTCTCTAATATTTCTTATATCTTTCCAATGATCATTATAAAATAATCTTGTCATCCCCGTCAATTTTGAAACGTCTCTAATCATATCATCTATATTCATCCATTGGTTTGGGTCACCATTTTTAGGATGCTTCTTTACTCTTCCTATGTTACCTCTTACAGTCTCACCCTTACGGTGATCTAAGGATGAAAGATTTGTGCCTATATCACTTATATCTTCTATCTGTTTCCAATTTATATCATTAAAATATTTTGAGACTACAAATGCAATCTGATCACAGCGAGTAGATATTTGTGATAGATCCCACCACATCTCATTGAATTTTATTGCATCCTCAGTGACTGTATTCCAAAATGTTGCACACATAGGGTTCACATATTGTTTAAAATCAAATCCTAATTCCTTCACTCTCTTAGTAATGTTTAGTATATCATCCTTACTATTATATTCTGCGATGAAACTTTCTGTAATCTCTTCATAGTATGTGAACTTCATGGGATGAACTATGTGGGCTCTTTTATATTTGTCAAAGATTTTCTTACAATACTCCACATATTCCTTTGTTATAACATAGCATCCATCAATCCACACCACCTGTGAATCCATAGGAAAAACTTTGTGCTGCATTATCTTTGGATATAATGAGAGTCTCAATGGACAATCATGTTCTATTGGTATATCTCTGAACTCCCATGCTCCTTTAGGAGAGATAGTTCCATCTGTAAAACAAATATATTGAACATCAGGATCATAGTAATGACCATCAGGAATTTCATCGTATCCATTTGTGATGCATGTGTATATTATCAATGATTCTTTCTCCCACTAAGCACATCAAGTGCCCAATAATCTTTCTCCCAGTATCCTCTTCTGTCACCAAGAATTAATTCCCCTGTCTTGGTATGAATCGCTGCACGATACCTCATATCTTTTCTCATGCCAGTAATATCACAGAGTTTATCAACAAATTCATCAGGATTTTTTTCATCATAATATTTGTACCCGCCTTGTTTAGTTTTCCACCATACTCCATCAGGTTCTGCATTAGTAAACTCATTGAGTAATTCTCTTGAGTCCTCCCACTTGTACTCTACTTTAGAAAGTTGAAGTGCGATTGAAAAAGATAATTGATCTCTAACACCTCCCCTATCATACCACTCCCACCATAGATCATTAAAATGCCATTGATTCCTTCTCCATAGTATTGTGCAAAGAGGTGGAAAATGTTTATTGAATTTATATCCATGATCCTTTGCTTGTTGAGTGAACCTAAGAAGAGTATCTTCATCTACAAATCCCTTTGACACATACTCTGCACACTCCTCCAAATAAGTATGTTTATGAGGATGTCTCATGAAAAAGAAATTATGATTACGCAATATATGTTCACTCAATTCAATAAAACTATCGTTGAGAAGATGTAATTTTGATGCATCTACATACACACTCTCATCAAATGGACAATATATTTTATGATACCTTGATGATCTTACTGGATCCTCGATATGTTTTGCATGTGATAAAGATTTCCATGGATGTGGTGGATCATCTACACCAAACACATAATATTCTGCACCACATGGCATATGATCTGGTAATTTTACATAATCATTTGTAAGACAAGTGTAAATTATCATATGATATCAAAGTATTTCATATAAAATTCATGATCTTGATAAGTTGCGTACAATAAAGAGGGTAATCCTAAGATATCTTCAAGTTCAACAAGAAATTTATTTTTTATAAGGTATTGTTTTTTGTCACCGTGTTGTGGATGTTTTTTCTTTCTACCTACCTTATTATAAAATCCAAGATTTATTCCACTATCATTCCTATCGTCATAGAAACGAGGTTTCATTCCAGTAAATTGAATTGATGCATCAAAAGGTATGTTATCTCTGTTATAATTTTTACTTCCCCAATCATACCATGTCTCATTAAATATCCTCATCTCCTCTGTCAATTTTCTCCACAGTATCGTACACTGTGGACTAGAATATTTTTTAAAATCATAATTATTTTTACTAAGGTTTTTTGTAATAGATATTGCATCGTCATATGAAAAGAAAGCACAAGTAAATCCTTCAATCATCTCATCATAATATGAAAATGATCCTCCATGTCTAAGCACAGAGAATGGGAATGATTTTAAACTATTATCAATAAATTCTTTTGTCAGTATGAAACAACCATCAATCCACACTGTGTATGAATCTTCTGGAAAGTATTTGTGGGGATGTGCTTTCACAAAGTATGCAAAATCTCTTGGATCTTCTATAGGTAAATCTAATTTAATGTATTCCCATGGTTCTACTGTAGTGTCAATTGAACCATCATGAAAACAAACATATCTTACGTCAGGATCATAATAACTTTCTTTAGGAAACTCATCATAAGCATTTGTAATGCATGTATATACAATAAGTTTATCATCAATTGTTTTTTTATCATAGTATGGTAATTCATCGAAAGGTAGTGAAAAAATATTGCAGATTTCTTTTCTAAACCTTAATTCGTTTTGATTAGATGTAAAATCATATGAGTGTGGATAACTTTTTGCTCTTGTGGATTTGGATAGATCTACCTGTGGTTTTACTCTTGGTAGAATTTTACCATACACCTCCCACTCAGCAATGGCACTGGTGATCTGACAACCATGAAATAATTTATAGTGTTCATACCAGTACCAGTATCTCTCATTCCATTCTTTTACCTTCGGTGTATTGTTTCTCCACAGACAACAATTAATTGTGTGATCCATAAAATTAGGATCGAAACCTGCCTTGGCAAGATCTTTACTAAATTTTATAAGACGATCCTTTGGTACAAAATTACATCTATATAATTTCATTATCTCCCTGAGTAATGATCTTTTATCAGGGTGGTGCATCAAAGTTATTTCATTCGCATCTAAAAATTCTTTTGAGTTTTTTACAAACTCCTCTGTCATAGTATAACATCCATCAATCCATACGTGAGGTTCATCAAACCACAGGTGTGAATTACACCTTGTATGGTAAGCATTGAGCACTGGATGGTCATATTTACAATCTAATTTTATAAATTCCCAATCACCTTTTTGTTCTATAGGTTTATCATAGAACATCACATATTTTACATCCCCATCATAAAAATGATCGGGGATGTTATCGTAAGCATTAATATTCGTGGTAAAAATTATCATGTATTTGGTGGTGCTTCTCTACAGAACCACCCTGTTGCAATATACTTATCAATATCACCTGTCAAAAATGCACCTCTATGCATGTGTGTATATGCAGCAGGCCAAAATACCATTGTTCCTTTCTTTGGTTGAAGTGATATTTGTTGATGTAAAAAGTCAGTGGCACCACCATTTTCTAAAGGAATATCATTGAGATAAACCATCCATGTCAACACTCTGTCTCTATATAAAAATCCACTATCCTCACAATGCCACACATGATATCCACCACCAGGTGGTGTTTTCTGAATCTTGTATGTCCATGATGATAAAGGGTCACCCTCTACAACACCTTTATACGTATCAGTGTAAATCTTGAATGCTTGACCTAACCATTGTGACAATGCAAGTGCTGTTGCTTGATCATGAGTCTCTAAAAATAATTGAGTATCCTTTCTACCCAGAAGACCTTTAGGAAATTGTTTCTCACCTGCGTATCCAGTATCAATTGAGGTTACTACTTCCACCCCATCGTCTGTTTTTGCAACAACACTATCAACCGTAGAATCATTTACAATATATTTTTTTGCATACCAATGTTCAAACGAATGTATGACTGCATCACATATATCATTTGGCATACCATTTTCAAAAACACCTATGGCATCATGATCAGTCATTACAAGTGGACGATGTTTTGGAGGTTCTGGAATATTAGTTTCTGTAACAGCAGGGGCACCTGCTTTTGGTTCATGATTTTCTTCAGGTAGTACTACTTCAGGCATTTTTTAAGTCCTCTTTTGCTTGATTGAAATATACAGATGGTGGTATTCTACCACAATACTCGTCAAGTTGCATGACTTCATCAACTTTTACATCAGCACCATTCTCTCTCCAAAAATCAGCGAGTGCGTTGTTACTTCCCTTGTGAAAAATGTCAATGTGTTCTTCATGTATGGCAGAACCCATATCCAATCTGTAATTGAACAGAGGTGTAGAATATGATTTACCACTATCAAGAATCAAGTCTTCCGAGACTGCTCTTGGTCTGATGTTTTGATCGATTTTCCATTGCGATCCTCTCTGGTGAAGTTTGAGGATTTTACTTGCATGATGACGAGTAATAAGGTAGCAAGCAGCAGAAAAGTCATTGATAAATCTATGATGTAATTTTAAGGTTATACCATTCGGATTTATAATTGTCAATTGTAAACAATCAAAATTTATTGGTAATCTTTTTCTTATATCTTTCCATGTAAAACTCCAATGTTTAGCGGTATCTAAATCTACATCATCCTCCATAATTATTATTTCGTCTTCGTCAGTCTCATTATAAAAATACTTGATAGCATTCAAATGAGACATTACACATGCACACTCCCCAGAGTTCATATTATCAGGCACGGTTCCTTTCAAGTGCTCTTCATATTCAACACCGTCAACACCAGATATTCTATGATGTTTTTCTATCTCCCAGTATTCAAATTGTTTTTCCATATAGGTTTTCCTATCAGGAAACCTATCAAGATTTATCCATAATACTTTTGGAAAAGCAGCAAGTTTATATGCTGATTTATTTTTATCCTTTAGTGTTTCTAGATTTGACATACTTGACATTAGCATAATAAAGTTCTAGTTCCTCTTTACGACAGGATTTTAATTTTTCCCATAGTTTTCTGTTCGCTTCAATGTGTGGATTATTGAACCATGAGTTTTGACTTCTTGAGTGTTCAAGGTGAAAGATTCTTTCATTTAATCTCACAACTTTTGCAAGTTTATTGAACCTATAATGTCTTTCGTCATCTTCATATCCATAGGCGATGAATCCCTCATTTTCACCACCAAATTTTTTGTACGTCTCAGTGTTGAAAAATTGAACGAATCCAAACTTAGCATCATACGGTCTCCATTTTTTAAACTTTTCAAAATTGAAATCGGAATTGATGAACTCAGTTACCTCTTCATCAGTTGCTGTTATTTGTGCTTGAAAAGTGCCATAACCATATGGATATATCATATCAGGAATAATTTTTTCATCATTATCATCATCAACTTTGTTAAAACCATTCTTCAATAAATCTACAGCATAAGCATATGAAACTTTTGCTAATAATAACTTCAAAGCTCAATTTATTTATCAAAATTTAATGATTCAGAATAATTTAATTCATTCATCCTATTTAGTAGGTGTTAAAAA